GGTAATTTCGAACCCCCCTTCTCCTCTAGCGCCAGGGACGGATGTGTCTCATCAGAACCAAGTGAGACGCAAAATGAGACGCGAAATTCAAAAGTTGACCATTATATGCCACAAAAACACTGCATGGGGCAATTCCGTCTAATTTGCCGCTATTGGCGCTAAATTCGTCTTATGCCGATATGCGACACGAAAGAACTGGCCGAAACCCTGGGTATCACCACGGGTCGTGTCAGTCAAATGAAGACCCAAGGTCGATTTGATGGTTGCTTCACGGTCAACCGAAACAAGATCGAGTGGGACAAGGAAGCTGCCATCCAGGCGTATAAGGAAGGCAATCCTTTGATGAGCACGAGTCCCACTCGTCGCAAATCAGAAGACCTTGAGATTCCAACATTCAATGAAAGTCGTGCGAAGTCAGAGCACTTCCGCGCCGAGCTGGCGCGGTTGGATTTGGAGGTAAAGGAAGATCAACTGGTGGAGGTAGCACGTGTGCAACGTGAAGCTTTTACCGCCGCTCGCGCTGTACGTGATGCCTTGAGTAATATCCCGGACCGAGTGAGCAATCAATTGGCTGCCGAGTCAGATCCCGTGGTCATCCATCAGACGTTGACGGAAGAGATCCGTAAAGCACTGGAGACTTTGACTGATGCGTGACGGCGCCCTGATATACCGCTCAGCTTTTCGGGATGGCTTGAAGCCTGATCCTGACTTGACGGTCAGTCAATGGGCTGATCTTTACAGGATGCTGTCAAACAAGGCTTCCGCTGAGCCTGGCCCTTGGCGTACGGATCGAACTCCCTACTTGCGGGAAATCATGGATTGCATGTCCGCAAGCTCACCCGTGCAGAAAGTGGTCTTCATGGCTGGTGCACAGCTTGGGAAGACAGAAGGAATCAACAACGTGGTGGGCTACATGATCGCTCATGCTCCGGGACCAGCACTTTTCGTGCAGCCAACAATTGAGATGGCTAAAAGGTTGTCGAAGCAACGGTTGGATTCATTGATTCATGAGACACCCTGTCTTGCGGAGAAGATCGCTCCTGCTCGAAGCAGGGATTCAGGCAACACGATGTTCAGCAAAGAGTTCCCTGGTGGGATTCTTTTGCTCACGGGTGCCAACTCTGCTACGGGGTTGCGCTCTGCTCCTTGTCGTTGGGTATTGCTTGATGAGGTTGATGCCTTCCCAAGTGATGTGGATGGCGAAGGCGATCCATGTGCATTGGCGGAAAGGCGTGCATCGACTTTTAGCCGGCGGAAGATCATTTTGACTTCAACGCCAACTGTGAAGGATACGAGTCGAATTGAAACTGAGTATTTGGCATCAGATCAACGCCGATATTTTGTGCCATGTCCGCATTGTGATCACATGCAATGGTTGCAATGGAAGAATCTGCAATGGCGTGATGGTGATCCCAAGACTGCTGCTTATGTCTGCGAAAAATGTGGGGCGCACATCCCCGAGTATTACAAGAGTGAAATGCTGAGAAAGGGTGAGTGGCGTGCAACTGCAGTCAGTCAAGACAAAAGAACTGTTGGATTTCACCTGTCATCGTTGTATTCACCGTTGGGATGGAAAAGTTGGGAAGAGATCGTGAGTGAATTTTTACGTGCGAAAAACGACGCGCCACTCCTGAAAACCTTTGTCAATACTGTGTTGGGTGAAACTTGGGAAGAGGAGACAGGAGCAAAACTTGGTGCAGATAGCTTGGCTGAACGTGCTGAGTTCTACCCTTCAGGTGAAATCCCAGATGGGGCTTCGATATTGACTGCTGGTGTCGATGTTCAAGACAATCGTGTTGCCATCGGACTGTATGCATGGGGCGATGGTGAGGAGTGTTGGTTGATCAGCCATACCGAGATTTATGGCGATCCAGCAGGTGAGAAGTTGTGGAATCAAGTTGATGACCTCGTTTTAAGGGATTATCCCCATGCCAATGGCGGACGGATCAAGGTTTCAGCTATTGGCGTGGACTCTGGGGGGCATTACACCTCAGAAGTCTATGCATATGCCAGAAGTCGAAAAGGGAAGGGAATTTTTGCGTTGAAGGGTCAATCGGTAAGAAACAAACCACCGATTGGTAAAGCTTCAAAGGTTGACCTTAATTACAAGGGACAGGTATTAAAAGGTTCGGCCGAGGTTTTCCCAGTTGGCACCGACACAATCAAGAGCACGTTGTTTGGTCGGATGAAACACAACGAGGTTGGCGTTGGCTTCATTCATTTTCATGCTGAAGCAGGTCAGGAGTATTTCAAGCAATTGACATCAGAACGCCAGGTGGTGCGATATGTAAAAGGATTTGCAATTCGGGAATGGAAAAAGAAAGCAGGTGATCGAAACGAAGCCCTGGATTGCTTTGTTTACAGCTATGCAGCTTTGCACTTCCTGTATATGCGATTCAATCGGAATACGATTTTCGAGCAATTCAAGCGTGCGATGAACGCGAAACCAATAAAGCAGCAGGAAGAGGTGAAGCCAGTAGAATCCCCATATAGGCCACGGCAGCGTAGGCCGCAACGACAGAATCCTTCATTCGTAACGAGCTGGTGAGCATCCTTGTCCCCCAATTGATTTATGCGGGCGATACGGTCGTTTTCGATGTCCCTGCGTTCACGGATGCAATTGGCACCCGGATTGATAGCAGCACTTATACGCTGACTTGGTATGCCCGTACCAATACGGCATCTGAAGGCTCAACTATTGTCGGTGCGGTAGAGGGCGATGGCTGGCGTGTGACGGTCAGTGCCGCTACGACTAACGGTTTCGATGCTGGCCTCTGGACCTGGCAAGCAATTGCGACGTATAGCACGTTGCAATACACAGCAGGTCGTGGACAGTTCACGGTGAAGGCAAGTGCCAAATATGCGGGCACGCCAGGAGCATTCGATGATCGTTCTCGTGCTGAGATTGATCTGTCTTACGTTGAGACTGCTATCCGCACCTTGGCTCAAGGTGGGATGGTGCAAGAATATGTCATCGGGAACCGCAGCCTAAAGCGTTACAAAATGGTCGAATTGTTGCAATTGCGCGATGATTTGAAAAACGAGATTGCAATGGAACGCAAGGCCGAAAAAATCCGTCAAGGCTTGGGTAATCCCGGTCTTGCCAAAGTGAGGTTCGTCTAATGGCCATCTGGGGTTTCGGTCGCACTGCAGCGCTACAACAAAAACTGGAAGATTCAGAGAAAAAGACCAAGCGCCTGCAACGTGCCTATGCAGCAGCTCAGAACAATCGTCTTACATCTGATTGGATCAGCCAGGCGACTTCTGCTGATAGTGAAATTCGAGGCAGTATCAGGATGCTTCGTAATCGCGCCCGCCAGTTGGTGCGTGATTCGGACTTTGCCAAGGCTGCATTGCGTGCAGTGCGAAATAACGTGGTTGGCACTGGCATCAAGATGCAAGCCCAGGTTCGGATGCAGCGAGGCGGCAAGCTCGCTGATGACATTAACCGTCGTATTGAAGAGGAATGGGATCGTTGGACATCGGCCAAACGCTGCCATGCCGGCGGCAAACTGAGTTGGTACGACATCCAACGGCTTTGCATCACCTCGATGATGGAATCGGGTGAAGTATTCATTCGTTTTGTCAAGCAGCCGTTTGGAGGCAGTCGTGTCCCCCTGGGTCTGGAAGTAATTGAGTCAGACCTTTTAGACGACGACTACAACACGATTGCCAAAAATGGCAATGAAGTACGGATGGGTGTGGAGATTGATAAGTGGGGCCGCCCAGTGGCTTACCACTTCTTCGACTACCACCCCGGCGATTATCAGTTTTCTTATGCAAGAAATGCATCTAAAAAGCGTATCCGCATTCCAGCCGAGGATGTTATTCATCTGTTTTTGACCGAGAGGCCAGGCCAGACTCGCGGTATCACTGCTTTTGCATCGGCCATCATGCGTCTTCGTAATCTCAGTGGTTACGAAGAATCTGAAATCGTGGCAGCACGCGCCAGTTCTTCAATGATGGCTTTTGTCAAAACACCTGATCAAGAACTGTTTGAGGACGGCACGTTTGATCAAGAATCAGTTTTGGATTTTTCTCCTGGCAGCATTCGCCGTTTGGCACCAGGCGAAGAGATGCAATTCTTTACGCCAAATCGTCCTGATGATTCCTTCACGCCATTTGTACAGCAAATGCTGAGGGCAGTTGCTGCTGGTGTGGGCTGTAGCTACACGCAGGTTTCAAGTGATTTTTCGCAATCCAACTACAGCTCTTCAAGACTTGAATTGCTTGAGACCAGAACTCACTACAAAACCCTTCAGCAGTATTTGATCGAATCTCTTTGTGAAGAGGTATATGAAAAATGGATTGAAATGGCAGTTATGGCAGGTGTTTTGGACCTGCCTGCTTATGACAGCAATCCTGAGCGGTACGAAGAGGCCAAATGGATTGCACCTGCTGCTCAATTCGTCGATCCCCAGAAAGAAGCTGCTGCTTACAAGGAATTGATCCGTAGCGGCATCATGACTCTTTCTCAGGTCATTGCCTTACATGGAGGTGATTTTGAGGATCAAATGCGTCAACGCCAGCATGAACTGGCAGTTGCTGATGAACTTGGAATCATCCTTGATACTGATCCATCACAGGTTTCCAACAATGGTGTCTCGCAACCAATGCCAATACCAGCCACGGAAGAACCGATGGAACAAAGTGAAGAACCCGAACTGGAGGACATTGACTGATGGCAAACATTGATCTCACTCCTACTGAAGGCATGAAGGCTGAGGCCCGTCGTTATCGGCAATGGAAAAAAGAAGGCCGGGATGGTGGCACAAAGGTTGCAGCTACCCGTGCATCTCAAATTTTGTCGGGTTCTGAGTTGAGTGAAGATACCGTTATTGAAATGGCTGCATGGTTTGCCAGGCATGAAGTAGACAAGCAGGGCAAAGGCTTCAGGCCAGATGAGGATACTTATCCGTCACCCGGTCGCGTAGCATGGGCAGCATGGGGTGGTGATTCTGGCCAAACTTGGAGCACCACAAAATCCAACGCCATCAAAAAAGCAAAGGAAAGATCAATGGAACCAATTATTGACGAACGGCCTTATCCCAACGAACATGCAGCCCGTCTGCATGATCCTGGCCAGTACGACAGTATTCGGCGAGTTAACGATGAAGGTGGGGCTGGCATTGATTTCATCTATGGAATTAAAGACGGTAAGTCTGAGATTCAAGCAATTCGTTTTGACGCAAAGCGATTTACTCCTGATGAGGCTCGTCAATGGCTGAAAGACCATGATTTCAGCCCAATTTCTTTTGAGGAAGCAACTGGCGAACGGACAGAAGAAGAGTTTGAGCAACGTGCCTATGACAATTCACTGAAAGTTGGTGATTTTGTTGAATGGGACAGCAGCGGTGGAATGGTGCGTGGAAAAATTACTAAGGTCGTCAAGGAGGGAGTCGTTGAAGTTCCCGACTCATCTTTCACTTTGAATGGCAGTGAGAAAAATCCTGCTGCATTGATCCAGGTTTACAAAAAGGGTGCAGAAGGCTACGAAGCAAGCGATGTTGTTGTTGGTCATTATTTTTCTACATTGACCAAAATTGCTGCCCTTCGCTTCCAAGAGGGTGAAACGCTAAAGCGTTCAATCAACACTGAGTTCCGCGCTGAATCTACTGATCGGATTCTGGAGTTTCCTTTTGCCAGCGAAGCTCCTGTTGAGCGCTACTACGGCATGGAAGTATTGAGCATGTCCGAGAAGGCGATGGACATGCGTCGTTTGAACGATGGCGCCCCCTTGCTCTTCCAACATGATCCAGACAAGATCATTGGTGTGGTGCAAAAGGCATATATCAAAAACAAACGTGCTTATGCACGAGTCAAACTGGCAAATAATGAATTGGGTCGCGAAATGCAGGACTTGATTCGAGATGGAATCATCCGCAATGTCAGCTTTGGCTACAGGATCAACGCCATGGAAACCGACGAATCTACAAATCCAGTGACTTATCGTGCTACCAGCTTTGAGCCATTTGAGCTCTCGCTGGTAACAATCCCAGCCGACGCATCAGTAGGTCTGGGGCGCTCCTTCTATCATAATGAAGGAGTATCAACGGCCTCAGCCGTTTCACAAACCACTAACGGAGTTACAACCGTGGATCAAACCCTCAACATTGAGGCTATCCGCGCTGAGGCCGCTCAGGCCAAAGCCAAGGAAATGGCCGACATGATCGCTCTTGGTCAACGTACCAAGAACCTCGAAATGGCACAAGAGTTCATTGCAAATTCTCGTGGCCTTGACGAGCTTCGTTCTGCTCTCCTCGAAAAGATGGGTGCTGAAGAAAAGCCCGTGAATGTCAAAGAAGCTGACATTGGTTTGACCAAGGAAGAAAGCCGCAACTTCTCCTTCCTGCGTGCTATCAACCACCTGGCCAACCCTAACGATCGTGCTGCTCGCGAAGCTGCTGCGTTCGAGATTGAAGCTTCTGATGCAGCTGCCGCCAAACTCGGCCGTCAATCTCGTGGTATCACCATCCCTCAGGATGTACTGCGCCGCGACCTGAACGTTGGCACCGCTTCTGCTGGTGGCAACCTTGTGGCTACCGAACTGGATGCTGGCAGCTTCATTAGCCTGCTGCGTAATGCCTCCGCCCTAGATCAAGCCGGCGCCACCGTGCTGACTGGCCTGTCTGGCAACGTGGCAATTCCGCGGCAATCTGGCTCTGGGACCGGCTATTGGGTAGCTGAATCTGGTGCTCCTACTGAGTCCCAGCAATCTGTGGATCAAGTGAGCTTGACCCCCAAAACGGTTGCAGCCTTCACTGATTACAGCCGTCGCCTGATGCTGCAATCCAGCATTGACGTTGAGAACATGGTGCGTGCCGATCTGGCAACCGTGCTTGCTCTCAAGATTGACCTTGCTGGTCTTTATGGCACCGGCTCTGACAGCCAACCCCTTGGCCTGAAGAACACCACCGGTATTGGTACTGAAGACTTCGCTGCTGATGCTCCCACTTTTGCGGAAGTGGTGAACATGGAAAGCGATGTTGCTACTGCTAACGCACTGCTTGGCAGCCCTGTTTACCTGATGAATGCCACCATGCGTGGTTATCTGAAAACCACCAAGAAAGATGCTGGTTCTGGCATTTTCCTGATGGAAAACGGTGAGGTGAACGGTTATCGCGGTGTGCTGTCTAACCAAGTCGCCGCTGGCGATCTGTGGTTTGGCAACTTTGCAGACCTGATCATCGGTTACTTCTCCGGCCTTGATCTGATGGTTGACCCCTATAGCAACAGCACCTCTGGTACTGTCCGCGTGGTGGCCATGCAGGATTGCGACATTGCTGTTCGCCATCCTGAATCCTTCAGCCGTGGTAACAACACCCTCTGATCATGTTGATTGAAGTCCTGCGGCAAACAATGCTGGCGGGGCAAGTGGCTCGGATTGGGGATGTCCTAGAGGCATCTCCTTCCGACGCCAAGCTCCTGATCGGTATTGGGAAAGCAATTAAAGTCACTACAGCAGTGACTGATCTAGTCCAAACCGTTAAACCCACTACTCCAAAACGGAGAACTAAATCATGACCATCCACAACCTTGGCTCAAAGACCACGGTCCTGGGTCTGCTCCGCAACGATGTTGTGTCTGCTACCACGACTGGCTCTGCAGTTGACCTGCAGGGTTATGAGGGCGACATTGCTGTGTTGCTGGACGCCGAAGCCGGCGGTGCTGGCATTACCTATGCCGTCAAACTGACCAACTCCGACACATCCGGTGGTTCCTACACCGATGTGACTGGTGGCGCCTTCACCACCACCACTGCCAATACCGCTTCCCTGCAGAAGCTGTATGTGAACGTCACCGACATCAAGCGCTTCGTCAAGGTTTCCGTGACCGTGGCAGGCGGCTCTGGCACTGGTGCTGTAGCTGTGATTGGCTTGGCTTCTGCGAAGTACAGCTAAACCATGGCGATCCAAGACACGCTGGCATTTTTAAGTTTGAATGAATTTGGTGTTTCTTGCCAAATTGGTTCAGGTGAAATTTTTGTTGGCATCTTGGATTCACCGATGGAGGTGCTTGCGGGCGGCATGGCTTTAAGTCGGGAGTATATGCTTTACGCAAAGACTTCTGATGTCAGCACTGCCGCCCGCGGCACTGCCATAACAGTTGATTCTCAGTCATATACAGTTCGTGAAAATCGGCCTGTTGATGATGGCTTATTTTCTGAGTTAATCCTGAGTAAGGTTTGACAATGAGCAACATCAAGGTCAATAGCCGAACTCAATGGTCAGCCCTAAACCCAGTGCTGAACGCTGGTGAGCCTGGCATTGAAGAGCATACGGCTTACATGAAAATTGGTGATGGCAAGACGCGATGGAATGCCTTGCCTTATTACGGTTGTCCTGGATATTGGGCATCTTTTTTTGATACAACTTCTCAGACTGCTGTAGCCGATACTCCAACATCAATCTTGCTGCGGTCAGCCGATCCCAGTAATCATGGCATCAGGATGGCATCCAATAGCAGGATGACCATTGATCATCCCGGAATTTATAGTTTTACATTCTCAATTCAATTCACCAATACAGACACCGCCATTCATGATGTCAATGTTTGGCTCCGCAAAAATGACAGCGGTTCTTCAGGAGATGTTGAAAATAGCGATAGCCGCTTCAGCATCACAAGCAGTCATGGTGGTACGCCTGGCAATGTAATTGGCGCTGTAAATTTTGTTTTGCCATTAACAACTGATGACTATATCGAATTGATCTGGACTACCAGTAACATTGCTGCCTATATCCATGCAGAACCATCAGCCACAAGTCCTTTTAGTCATCCAGGCATTCCTGGCGTAATCTGCACTGTAGTTCAAGTTGCTGCCGCTTAATCATGGCCGATACTCGTCGCGAATTGATTCTTTCTCGGATCAAGAGCAATTTAGACAGTATCACTGGTGCCACTGTTTATCGCAGCAGAGTGGAACCGCTTAGCAGGGGAGAATGTCCTGCAGTGATCGTTGAACCAGTCAACGATCAGCCGAGCGAAGAATTTTTCAGCACTTTACAGTGGACGCTTAGGGTTCGAGTCACTGTACTTGTTCGGGCTGGTATCCCTGATGATGATTCGGATACCTACAGCCAACAGGTGCATTTGAAGATCATGTCTGATCCTACTTGTAATGGTTATGCATTGGACATTGATCCTGATCGAGTTGATTTCAGCCTTTATGAAGCCGATGTGCCCCTAGGAGTGATTAGTATGGACTACAGGGTCAAGTACCGTTCAAGTCGCACTGACCTTACATCTGCTGGTTGATTCCATGGCAAAAGAGAAATCACCTCTTCCAATCCCTAATCCCGGGGTTGGCGGAACCTATCTTTTTGATTCTGCAACTGGCTCGCTTACACTGGTAAAAGAATCCGACTCTTTTGGAGACCTGACCGATGGCTGCGAAGTTTTACCGGAAGCGGACGCTTCTAGCCAAGATTGAAACCACCTATGGCACTGATCCTACTCCTTCTGGATCGGATGCTGTAAAGGTACGCAATCTTGCTATCACTCCTGTTGAGTCCGAGGTAATCAATCGTGACTTGGTGCGGAGTTACCTTGGTAATTCTCCTCAGCTGATCGCGAACACTCGTGTCAGTGTGACGTTTGAGGTTGAGTATTGCGGGTCCGGCGCCGCAGGAACTGCTCCTCGTTATGGCTCCATTTTGAAGGCTTGTGGTTTCAGCGAAACGATCAGCGCTGGCACTAGCGTTACTTATGCACCTGTCAGCAGCAGCTTCAGCTCTGTAACACTTTATTACTCAGCTGATGGTCTTCGCCACAAGGTTACTGGCTGCCGTGGCACCTTCTCCCTGAATCTGACTGCCAATCAGATTCCTGTCATCAACTTCACGATGACTGGTCTGTACAATGCCCCGACTGACACTGCTGATCCGACTCCTACCTTCACCAATCAGGCTGATCCTCAAATTTTCAACGATACGAACACCACTACCTTCTCGCTGTTCTCTTCTTCAGCCTTGCCTTTGCAGAGCTGCCAGGTCGATGTGGGCAATGACATTGCTTACCGCGAACTGGTCAACAGTGACAAAGAAGTGGTGTTGACCAACCGTGCTGCATCTGGTTCGTTTGTCATCGAGGCTCCAACCTTGGCAACCAAGGACTTTTTTGCTACTGCCGTAGCAGGAACCACCGGAGCCTTGAATTTGGTTCACGGCACCAATGCTGGTAACATCATCACCCTGGCAGCTCCAGTTGTCAGTCTTGGCAATCCGGCGTACTCTGAGGATCAAGGTGTGATCATGCTCAATCTGCCTGTCACCTTTGCTCCTTCTTCTGGGAACGACGAACTCACCCTGACTCTGACCTAAACCCAATGGCATTTGTTCTTAAGAAAAACGCATCGTACAAATGGCCTGTCAAGGTGGAAACACCTATTGATGGCGGCAAATTTGAAAAACAAACGTTTGATGCGATTTTCAAAAAGATCAGCCGCTCTGCCTTCAATGATCTTGTTGAAAAAGGCGATGATGCCTTGATTGATGGGATCCTTGAAGGCTGGGATGGGATTAAAGATGAGGAAGGTAAGGACATTGCCTTTACCGAGAAAAACAAAAAAGAGCTTTGCGATGATCCATACATCGTCAAGGCTTTGATCAGCGCTTACGCCGACAGCATCACTGGCGCACCAGCAAAAAACTAAAAGACGCCGCACTACATTGGCTTGGTGTAGGCGGTGAGGATGACGAAAGCGAAGAGGACTTGATTGCTTTAGGTTTGACACCTGAGGCAATCAAAGATTTGCGCTGCAAAAAGCGTGAACGTGATTTTGAGGTATGGGAAGAGAACTGGGATATTGTTTTGATGTTTTTCAAAATGCAAACCCAGTGGATCGTTGGCTTTTCGGGCCCTACTGGCTTGCACTACCCTAGTCTTGAGTGGCTCTGTAGACTGTACACAGTGAAAGACCCTGTAACCATGTTTGAGGGGATTCAAATCATGGAAGCAGCAGCCTTGGCGGAAATGGGCAAAAGAACGTCATGACTACTCTCACTGAACTGACTTTTAGAGTCAAAACCGAAGGCGTTGGTCAGCTTACGCAGCTGCAAAACCAACTGCAAAATCTTGCCAAGCAAGCAACTGCTACAAATGTAAATTTCAATGAAGTCAGTGCTGAATTAA